TAAAAAAAAGAGGGGGCAAAAGCCCCCTCAGTTTCTTGCATCAGAGTGACGGTTAATCTTCTTCAGCAAGTTTTTCAAAGAAGGAGAGTGTATCATCGTCATCGTCTCCTACACTTACGGACTCCTGCTTTGGAGCAGGCGCAGACTTAGCGACAACTGGTGCTGATGCCACATTGTCATTGTCTTCCGCAGTAGTAGTAGGCTTTGGTGATGAACCATCTAGACCAAGAACACGATTCAGTTTCGCTTGCAGTTCTGCATACGACTTGAAGTTCTTACGATCCAGAAATTCTTGAAGTGAATAAAGAGATTCATAAACTTTCTCAAGTTTATCATCATCACCATCAAGAAGTGGAGAAGATGTATCAAACTCTGACTTATCATAGTTACGATAACCTTCTACTTGACGAATCTTCAGTTTGAAGTCTGCACCATCCCAGAAGTCAAAAGGATTGATTGGTGTTTCATCTTCAAACTCAGGGTTCATAGATTCGTTCAATTTGTCGAAAATCTTTTTACCGAACTTGTAAAGAAATACTTTACCTTCAGCGTCTGGATTTCCAGGGTCTTTTACCACATAGATATTAGCGATATAAGACAAACGGCGCTTTTGCTTTCGGGCTTGTTCTTTGCCTGCCTCAGTGCCATTATTCCACAGCATAGAATTATATTCTGATACTGGGTCTTTCTCATTCAATGTAGTCAAAGAGTTTTCAATATACCAGCCACCTGGCCCTTGAAAGCCATGATTGAATGTGCGAACCCAAGGAAGGTCTTCACCCTTTGGCTCTGGTAGAAAACGAATTACTGCATAACCATTGCCTGCCTTATCGACAGTAGGTTTCCAGAAGCGGTCATCTCCAGATGCACTTTCATTTTGTGGTGAGTTGATTTTGGATGTCTCAGTGACTAGTTTGCTCAATGAGTCTGAGCGGGACTTTTTTAGTGCGGCGAAATCTGTTGCCATTTTGTATACCTCGTATGTTTGTGTATGTTGTTGTATGTTTTATTTTGTCCAATATAGCATAATGTAAGCGTTGTGTCAAGTATTATTTTGCAGTATATTCGACATCATGTAGATACCAAGTTACATCATAATGCTTGTCACTTTCTAATGCTTGATACTTCTGTGTCCAAGCAATCTCTATTTCATGTTCTTTCAGTTTCTCCCTAAGAATTTTGTTCTCTACCCTAAGTTCTCTAAGTTCTCCAACATATGCTTCAACTTCGTTGTTCATAAAGGCCTCCTAAGGTTTTATTTTGTTTCTAGAACTTTAATATTCCAAGCAATACTCTTTCTTTCTACTTTACTTCTGTGTTGACTCACTCCATGTAATGTATTCGTTGGAAAGAGTATCATTGTTCCAGGTTTAAAATTAGGTTTGTGTATTTCTTGTATATTGTTCTCACAGAGTAGATTATTCCAGAATTGGGATAAAACACATCTGTTCGAGTTGTAGAAATAAAATTCAGAAAAATCTTCTCCTTCGTTTAAGAACCAAACTGTTGCGATATCGAAACCAACATGATGATGAACATCTTGGTAGTTTCCTATTCTATATATGTTCAACCACGGTCCGTCTGATAAATCAAACTTAATTTGTTTGCCGACATCTTCACAGAACTGATCCAATACTGGCATTAAGTATGTTGCATACTTTTGTGGATCCAATACTTTTGCGTCACAGTTCCAACCTTCAATTATACCCTTGTCAACAGAATCTAACTCTGCACTATTAATATCTTTTAGTAACTGTTCAAAGTTAGGAATATCATATGCAAAGTAAAATTCATTTTGACCTAGTAGTGTTTGATTAGTCAAGGGCATCATGAAAAGATATCCATAATAATTTTTCTATATTTCGCTTTATCTATATTCTTATAACTATACAAGAACTTAGAGTATTTGTCAAGCAAAATAATAAAATCATTCATCATCATATCATCTTGTTTTTTCCATACCTTTGAGTAGTTTACTAAATCATTCAGTATGACTAGAGTATTTATATGCACTTTATTTCTTAGATATAATCTAAACAGCAGTGGATGTCCAGTTTCAGATACAAAGATATCATCAAAATTTGACTGAAAATCAAATATAGTTTGTATGTCCTCTTTGAAACTGTATGAAAGAGATTCAAGATTCTTTACATATTTTTTGTAAGTAATCTCGCCCTTACCACCAACCATGTTACCAATCCATGTGTTATCTGAATCAGTAAGAATGTTAGACACAAGATACTTTACAAACTCTTCCCTATCAAATCTCTTTGCAATCTTTTCAAATGTCCATCTATCTTTACGAGACAGATAAGAACTTTCACTTACTTTCATCTTGCCATTATAACGAAAATAGTCATATGACTTCTGACGAAAGTGATTCGTGACTGCTAGATATGTTTGATATGCTTCAAATCCATTCATATTGGGAGTTTAGCAACTTTGGGAAGAAAGTTTAGTTCTTGGGCTTCTGCTTCAATCTTTGATTTGATAACAGCATTAATGAGTTTTGCGGCAACCTCAATTTCTACATTTTCTTGTTCACAATACCACACAACAGCATCCATGTATGGTATTCGTTTCTTTGTTGCTATCTCTTCAATCATTTGAGAGAACTTTTGTGTTGTCATTACTTCAAGAGCCATTACCAAATACCTTATTGTGTGTGTTGTTTACTCTAACAAAAGTCGTGCATTTTGTCAAGTCTTTTATTTCTTTTGCTCCTGCATATGTGCAGGCCGAGCGTAGTCCTCCAAGAATATCCTGCACAGTAGTATCAACGCTACCTCTGTAGGGAACAACGACCTCTTTTCCTTCTGCGGCTCTGTAGTCTTTAAGTCCACCAAAGTGTTTGTCATTTGCAGTCTCCGATGACATACCATAGAACTTCATACCCATGGGTGTTGGATTATCTTCTTCAAATACTTCTTCACCGCCGCCTTCATCATGACCTGCCAGCATTCCGCCGAGCATTACAAAGTCAGCACCTGCCCCAAACGCCTTAGCAATGTCTCCACTATTGGTGCATCCGCCATCTGCAATAATATGCCCGCCAAGGCCGTGAGCAGAGTCAGCGCACTCAATAACAGCACTAAGTTGAGGATAACCCACGCCAGTTTTGATACGAGTTGTGCAAACGCTCCCGGGCCCGATGCCCACTTTAACAATATCTGCTCCACGAAGAATTAACTCCTGTGTCATATCTGCTGTTACAACATTGCCAGCAATGATTTTTAGTTCTGGATGATTCACTCTTATTTGATAAATGAAATTACTAAATGCTTCTGTATATCCGTTTGCTACATCAATATTTAGAAAATCTATACCGCCGTCTGTTAGTTCATATACATTACGAAATTTTTGATAGTCTGCATCAGTAGAACCAATAGACATGGCAACATGATGCTTTCGTGATACACTTGCAAATCTACCATCAAAATATTCTACAAGTTCATTTACAGAATAAGTCTTTTTTAGACAAGTGAACATTTCTTGCACTGCAAGAAAATCTGCCATTTCAAATGTGCCAACACCGTCCATATTAGCCGCCATGATTGGAATACCACGAAAGCCTATAGCACGAACATTATCTGGAAAATCAGGACTATAGTTTCTAAAATACATTATTCTTTTCAAGTCTACATCTTTACGAGACTTGAGTGTAGAGCGTTTTGGTTTAATTAGAACATCACTATAGTCAAGTTTAATCTCATTCTCAATTTGCATCTTCCCACCTGTAAAAAATATGGTCTTCAATCCGTGCAGTTCGTGTCTTTGTCTGCGCCCATGCTGGCTTTACATAATAAGCATGATAATGTGTAGCACCGTCTGTGTAATCAATCATGTAATCATACTTAACAAGAAACGCTCTTGCAAGCCACATGATGTCTTTATACAATTTAGCGTCTTGCTTTGGTATCTCATCAGACTTTCCATCACAATACCATGAGAACTGACAGCGATGCTTTACTGGAAATGATACAAGAGGATTTTTCCAACTCTTTCTAGTCGGCCCTTCATAGACGACTTCACAGATAGTGTTTGGAAATCGACTATCCTTTACACGATTCATCACAACATGAGCAATAGCAAGATGTGCTACTCTTGTCTGATTTCGTGCTTCCCAGTAAATATTATCAGCAAGACAAGTTGCCTCATCCGCATGTGCTGGAAAAGACAACAGAACGCTTAGTGCGATAAGTAACTTTCTCATGCTGTTAATATACACAAAAGCGGTGTGTTTGTCAATACACAGTGATACTTTTTCCTATAGTATTTTTAGTTACAGATTTAGGAACACAATAAGCCGTTGCTCTATCTTTAGGATCCATCCACTCTATGGCACCATAGTTGCCATATCTTCTTACCAGACGACTTGCAAAGTAGTTACAGTCATCTATCGAATAGAAATACATATCTTGTGACATCAGGCGTCTATCATCACCTGTGCCTAGATACATCATTAGCAGAAATACATGAACTAATTCCATTAAAGAAGTCCATTTTTAGCGGCATAGATAAACCACACTACAAGTGCAATGCCAATACCAAACAAAGCAAGTCCAAAAATAATACCAACTACTTCTATAAAGGCTTTTCGTCTTTGTGCTTGTTTGTAGATTGTCTCTTGTCGTTGCTTACGAATCCGACCTTCCATCTTAATCAGTTCATCCCAAGCAGATTGTCCCATCGAATATTGTATGTAAACTTTTAAGTCTTCTCTCTGCTTTTCTGCTTTCTTCTTAGCGGCAAATAGTTGAACAGCCTCTTCCTCTACAGAGCCAGAGAACATAAGTTTTTTAAATATCGGTGGATTTTGTGCTTGCTTTTCTGCTTCTGTGATATCAGATATTGCAGACATCCAGCGTGACAAGTCACCAGCCATAGATTCGATATCTCTACCGATTTCAAATCCTTTTTTTATGGCGGCAAATGCACTGCTTGCTGTGGCCGCGGCCGTGATTGGATCTATCATATTTTCCTCTGTGATAATAATATTCAATATGATATAATCACAAAGTTTAATGATATAACTTGTCTATTTATAGAATTAATTTGCTAGAGGGTTATCTAATGCTCTTTGGAGTTTTTTGGAAATTCTATCTTCAAGGTCTTTGAGTTCTCGTTCAACTTTAGACTCAAGGTCGTCCATTCTAGAGGTATTTGATTCTTGTAAACGATTTGCCTTCTCATCATAATCATTCTGTAGACCATCTCTTTTATTTTCAAAACGCTCTTCTGCATTTTGAATAATCTCACGAACCTCACCTTCAGTCTGTCTGACTTTATCTTCTACTCTATCTACTGTCTTTTCAATAGACAGAATATCATCCCTCAAGTCGCCCTTGATATCTCTTGTGTAGTCAACTGCTTCTTCAAGTTTTGTTTCGATAATCTGCATACGATTATCATAGTCAGCAATCTTTTCTTCATATTCTTGCTGTTGGTCAACAAAAGCAATTGCTTCTTCGACTTTCTGATACATCAGAAAACCACCATACAAAGCACCAATAACAGAGCCTAGGACAGCGAGGAGCGCACTTACGCTCATAAATGACACTTTGATACCAAGAATACGGAACTCTTTGTTCTTTAGATTCTCAATACCTTCTTCCATGTTCTCAAGTTCTTGACCTAAGTCCTTGTCCATTTTATTCCTCGTCTTGCAATGCTTTTAGTCTTGCTAGTTCTTGCTCAAGTTTTAAAACTTCTAGTCTTTTCTTCTTTAGTTCAAGTTGATATAGCGTATTACAGTTGATTCTTTCTTTTGGCTTGTCTAGTGGTATGATAACTCTTGCATACACACCAATATCTTTAGTAGAGCCATTTACATTCGGGTCTTTCTCACCTAAGATTCCTACATGATTATCAATGATTCCAGTAACACCAAACTCAAAGTTTGTAGCACCACCAATCGCATTAGAACAATCTAAGTCGCCCGCTCTAAACTTATCATTTGCAAAGTTCTGTTGACTGTTGGGTAACTGTAGATTCAAAGAACTACTTTCAGCATAAGCATTTGCTGAAAACAGTATCATTATAATATACATAATCTTTTTCATGAATCTACTCTCGTTTAACTTTAGAACAAATCATTGATGATATTGTAGGCCGCTCTTCTAAAATATTTGGCCTTGCTTTAGACCTAGAGCAAATATACTCTACTCTATATCTATCACTTTCTCTGATGTAAACTTCAAACTTAATACGAGACAAATACTCTAACTTAAATACTTTGTAACTGGATACAAAGGGTATGGGTTTCATATCTTTATCGAATACAGCAATCTCATAATATTCCACATCATTTCTGAAGTTGAACAACTCCATTTCAGTGACCATCAAGTCATCCAAATAAGAATACTTCAACTCAGGATATGTCGGCGTCATCTCATGTGCATATGAGACAGACGAAAACAAACATAACAATAATATAGTAATATATTTATTCATTGCTTTTACTGAGCGATACACACAGCCTCAACAGTTGCGGTATATGTGCCGCCAGGAAATGCTTTACTTCCACCATATGTAGCAGTAGACGAAGATGTAAACCAAGTAGAACCAGTTGCAGTCAAATCATATTGAGTTGTCTGACCAAATGTTACTTTATTGGTTTCATAATCTGCCATGTTTGTTGCATCACTTACTGCACTGACAGATGTTGATCCAGTCCAAGTCACTGTGTCACCTAGAGATGGACTTGTATCGAATGATGTTGGTGTAGTAATCTGTGCATAGTATGCATCAGCAAGAGTAACATCAAATCGAACAATAGGCTTTACACCACCGTCTGCTGGTGTAGTTGTCAATGTATATGCATTTGGGTTGCCATACACGCCGGGCGTGTCAGTTGTGATTACGCAACGAGACTGCACAGTTCCTTCAATCGGAACATCCACAGCATATGCTGAAAGTGGAAATAAACTCATAGCAAAGATTGTTATTGCTTTTTTGAGCATAGGTTTCTCCTATTTGTTATACTGCATAGATATCATTTCTTCATGCAGTATTTGTTGTGCTAAACCGTTTCTTAGACCCTTTTTATTTTCGGGTAGTTCTTTGTCAACTAAAACGACAGTCTCTTTGTATTCTCCGCCTCTTAGTTGAGCCGCATAATAAGCATTCATTTGTATTGCATTATTCAATGCATCAAGTAAAAGATTTTGGGCAAATGCATCATTGAAAAGTGCTAACTCATCAACCGCCGCTAATGCTTTTTCTAATCGCATCTCTTTCTCTTCTTCACTTTCTTCATCCTGTTCTAATTCTTCTTCATCTTCATATATGTCATCATCTGTTTCTGCGGTTGCAATGATGACAGCATCATCAGCAGTTGCATCATACAAATCTATATCGACAGTTTCAGTATCTGGTAGTTGCAACTGATAGCCAGGACAACTTGGACTAAACTGTGGATCATAACAAGGATCAACTTTATAACTATAGATTACTGTAGCATCTTCTACTGTTCCTTCACCTTCTACTTCTATAGAACCATCACCCCATAACTCTCTAGGAACATTTGCAATGCCTATAACTTTTCTTATCTCAATGCCACCTTGTGCGCCCGACCAGTCGTCTGTTTCTCTCCAAAGATATCCAACACCATTAGCATTTTCATTACCAATGTGAACTTTCATATCCGCTTCTGTCTCTTTCTGTGGTGTGTATTTGTAGAACACACCATTTATATCAAGACCAGGCGGTGTTGGTAAAACATTGTCCATGCTCCATGTATTTCCAACAGAAGCGGCATTACCTGTCGTACCGAAGTAGGGAGTGATACTCTCAGAGTAAGAGTAGGAGGGTAAGCAGACCGCCAATACCGTAAGTAGCAGATTTCTCAACATTCAGTTCCCCGTCTTTACCACTAAGTTCATGTTTGTCATCATCTACATGCGATTCCCAACCAATCTTAGCCGCTTCACCAATCATACCATTATAAGGACATGGTGTGCCTGCCATCATCATTGCATCAAATACGCCCTTGTCTTGACACATAACAGATACAGCGGCTACTTTCATTCCCATATCGTAAAGTGTCTTTGCTTTCTTCAATCTTACACAGTTCTCTTCTGTGAATGTTGTGCCTGCTGAGATACCTAGAATCTGTGTTTGAACAGCACCAGCGACACCAACTGTGCATAAGTCACTATTATTACCACCACTAAACTGTGGTGAGATAGCGGAAGGCGGTGGTGATTTCACAGTTGTAGTCATCTCTCCGTCTGTTCTGATAGTGCTATTACTAGTCGATTCAGTCACGACTGTCTGTGCATATACAAGGTTCATACTAACTACAATCATACTCAATGCAAGAAATATTCTATTCATGATTTTTCTCTCTGTGTGATTTGTTGATACACACTATATATTCTTTCTAATATTTATATCGAGTCAAGATTTTGACACAGTAAAAAAAATGACTAGGGGCATCGTCACTATTACGACACACCCTAGTCAT